TCAATTAGATGAGCCGCCAATCCTGCTTTACTTGTTGTATATCCTTGTCGTGCATGGTATCTATCGTGACCTGCAAGGCTTGGTAATTGAATAATCAAACAACCTTTGCTTTCCAAAACCTTACGATGGTGCAAATGTCCGTGGAACCAAGCGTGATGCTCACACTTGCCCCATAACTCTCTTTGTTCACATGACATTAACTCTTCAAGGTTTTTAGCCCCGTCGCCATGAATAAATCCAAGAAGATTATTACCGTAGTGAACATATTGTCGTGTAGATGGACTAACAACTACTTCGCAATCTTCTGTTTCTTCGTAAACTGCTGATAGGTACATCATCAAAGCAATAGCCGACATTCTATCGTGATTACCCGGCATAAACACTACCTTAACAGGAGCGACTTGTCGTAGCAAATCAATATGCTCTCTTGCTAACTTACAACCCGTCATCAAAATTTCAGCAGGGCTTCCGCACATATCTTGTGGTGTACCCTTTGTAGTAGTACCTGCATCGGTATCAACATGGAACCAATCGCTACCCGTAGCCAAAATAATTTGCTCCGGTCGTGAAGGCAACCTGCAAATCAATTCTTCGGTCTTTTCCATCAATCGTTTACGGGCCTCATCAAAGTGATATGTCTCTCCGACTTCATCAACCCACCCATATTTACCCCAATGGAAATCAGTAGGACTAATAACAAGAGAATACTCGCTTTCATCTTCAATCATATTTAGTTTAGGGACATTACTTTTTGCCTCTCCAACCAATTGTTTAAACTCATTCAACACATAAGTATTGAACATATCATACCTTTCAGCCGATTCTTCTATGTTTTTCCACTTACGGCGTTCATATTTCTTGTGAAGACTGTGTTTGTTTCGCAAAACTAAGTCCTGCACTAACTGTTCAACATCGGTAGTAGCAATTTCTTCATCGGTGTACGGTGACATATCATGTGTCCATCCGTGTCGTCGTCGGTACTCATCAAACCAAGCACGAGGAATACCAAAGTCTCGGCAAATTTCATTCATTGATGCCGGTTTTCCTACCATATTTGAGTACGCTTCTTTCATACTTCGGTGTTTGTCACCTGCAACAGACACCATTTGGTCAGCAATAGACAAATATGTGTAGTAAATATCATTAACTACATCAAAATGATAAGAAGCGTTTACAGAATCTAACTTACTTTCAATCTTAGGTTCTTTTGTTTGTGCTTTTTTATGCGCCCCTTTTTTCCAACGGTAGATTGACATTTCCCAACCCTTAACACTTTTAGTATCGTCAATAGCGTAAAGATTTCTTGCATTAGCCAAAACCGACAATGACTTGTCAAAATACTGCGATATAGTGTCGTACCCGTATTCCGCTTTTGCTCTCATAAACCAATCCATGTATGAACCCTTTATGAAGGTTTATCTTTTTGTTGATTATGTGACTAACAAAAAGAAATAAACGCGTGACTGCTCTAACAACCAACCAATTCTTTTTTTCTTTCATAGGTATGTAATGGGGGCTTAACTGATTATTATAATAACTTCTTTTTCTTACCCACCTTAGAAACAATAAAAGAATTAGCAAAAAACGATATACTGCTCTTAATTTAATTCTTTTTGTAAAAATTGAAACAATAAAAAGAAATAATTCGCTACATTGATAAAACATACAACATCTGCATTAACACATGGGTATCTTTGATAGGTTTAAGCGAAACGCAACAGCCGCCGAGAGGCCGGTTGAGCGAGTAGGCTCTAATGTAAGTCTCAGTGTTGCCGCAGGTTTACCTAACATTTTTGAAGATACAGAAAAGTTTCAAAGCGATACAAACTTTGTGAACAAGTTTGACTTGTATGATAACATGGTCAAGTTAGACCCCGAATTAAACGGTGCTGTGCGCTCTGTTGCTCTTACTGCTAACAATTACCGTATAGACTACAAGAAGGCCAAGAACGCCGCTATACGCAACGCTATTATGAAAATGGTTGAGCAAGTGGACTTTGATGACTTTCTAATCAACGCTTTACGAAACCTGCAAGTGTACGGCAACGATATTAACAAACTCGTAGGTCGTACAGGCGTAGGTATTACTAACATTCAAAGCCTACCTATCCGACAAATCACTATTGTTGATAACCGAGGCGCAAACGGCCTACCCTTTACTGCCGACGAAAACAGCCCAATTATGACAAACGATTTTTACATTCTTCGTGAAAATGGTATTGATACTATGGTATTTCCCCGTAGCGAAATTGTTCACTTCCGAACCGACTTCCGTAGCAATTGGTACGAAGATACTAAACTTCGCCAAACCTACGGTGTATGGGGACAATCCCGATTCTCTTCACTTGAACAGGTTGTCCGTGTAAAATACAACAGTATGAACAACCGGATAGCCCTTGAAGATAGCATGACAAAACAATTTATCACTATTGACAAGTCAGCCGTTGAACACATTACCGACCCCGACGAACAAGCGGAGCGATTAGGTATTATTATGGATGAAGTAGTGAAACTCTTTGAAGGGCTACGAGGCGACCAAATGCCTATTCTACCTTCCTATGTATCTTTGCACCATGTTGATTTGAATAACACTATCCCCGACAATAGCGGTTTCCTTGATATGGTAGGGGCCAATGTAGCCGCCGTACTCCATGTACCTCGTGTAGCCGCCGGACAAGAAAAAGGTTCAACCTTTGCCGCTACCTACAACGCAAATATGTGGGCTAACACTGCTATAAGTCGCCTACAATCTATTGTAAAGCAGGGTATTATGCAGTTATTCTCTAAACAATTAGAATTGCTTGGTATTCCACACCAAATGAAAGACTTGCCGGAGTTTTTCTTTGAACCTATTGCCGAAGAATCACCTATGGAATCAATGAAGCGGTCAGTCTTAGGTTATCAAGCAGGAATACTAACCCTTAATCAATCACTTGACTTAATCAATATGCAACCGGAGAGCGAAGGTAACAACCGCTTAGATAAATCTTCAAAACCAACAATGGGAGAACTACCCCGAACAAACCAACAAGGTGAATAATATGAGAAATAATAAAGATTCTGTGAATGACCGCATGATTAAATACACTGCACTTCCCGCAGTTTATCTATGGCTCGCCGCTTCCGGCGCAGTCGTCGCTATGGGCATTCTTAAGCCCGAAGTCGTTCTTGAAAACATTGAAGGTTTTATTGCACTTATCGCTATTATTGGCGGTACTGCTCAACCTGCATTTGCTACAATGCTTGAATTGTGGAAAGCCGAACAACAAACTGAAACAGAATTGCACCCATCAGTCATTGAGTCCCAAACTCGTGTTATGGAAGAAAGAGCCTCCATTGAACGACAGATGGCTCTTAAGGCTCAAGAACACAAGCATATGATGGATGCCGAAGAACGCCGAGCCAAAATTAAACTTGTTGCCGAAGGAAAAGCCGTATTCAAATTACCCGAAAAAGAGGAATAAGTAATGATGCGTGTTGAGAGACATGGCTTACTAAGCCAAATATGGCCTTATCCTTTTGAAACCCCAATAGAAAAAGGTTACCCCGAAATCTTTGATTTTATGACCTATTGGATTCTTTATGAAAATAATGCCCGCATAGGTTATACCGGCTCCTTAGACATGGGGTTGTTTCATTTTGTGGGCAATACATACATATTACCGGAGTATAGAAAAAGCGGTGGTCATTCCTTTTTACTATCCGAAAGAAACCGACAACTTCCTCTTAAACCAAAAATAACCATTCTTAACCCAATAGAAAATTCGCAAATGTTTCACCTTGTTAAAGTGGTACAGAAACTTGGGTATAAACCTGTAAACTCATATGACGATGTTCAAGATATTATGAGTAATAATTTATACATTAGTATTCTTAACGAAAAACAACAAATATGGCGAATGAATTAAAAGACAATTCATATGTCCTTAGCCTATGTCCGGTGCTGGCGAAGACGAATTGTTGATTGAAGCCGCCGAGTATCAAGGCAAAAAAGTAACTCTTAACAAGCCATTTCGCACACAAGGCGGCAAAAAGAAGTTTGCGGTTTATGTTCAAAACCCAAGTGGTACAGTCGTTATTGTACGCTTTGGCGACCCTAACATGGAAATCAAGCGTGACGACCCTAAGCGAAGAAAGGCGTTCCGTGACAGGCACGATTGCGCTAACAAGAAAGACCGTACCACACCCGGCTATTGGTCATGCCGACAATGGCGTGGTGGTAATCGTGTTGAAGCAGAAGAAAACGAATTTCTTGCTTACGACGAATGGATGCAAAACGAACATGAAATTATTGAAGGCATTGAAGAAATTGTTGAAGCCGAAAAAGGCGGTTGCGGTTGCGGTTGCACCGAAGCCGTTGAAGCCAAGATGATTCGCAAAGATGTTTACGATAATCCCGCCGAAGCCTCTAAGAGAGCAAAAGAAATGGGGTTGGATGGTATTCATTCCCATGATGAAGACGGTGAAAAAGTATTCATGCCCGGAAAAACTCATGAAGAGTATATGAGTAAAAATAAGGGTAAAGACATTCCTAAGAAAGCATACAACAAAGATGAAGACAAAAAGGCTATGGCTGGTGAATGTCCTGTTGGAGAAGAAATGGTTGCCGGTTCTTGTAAGCCTGTAAATGTTACAATGGATATTAGCATTGATACTATTTCAGCGACCGTTGAAGCCTCAACAGGTAATACTATTATGGAAATAAAAGGTGTTGCATTCCACGAAGGATTTAACAAAAACAAGTGGGCTTTGACAAAGCGTGGTGCTGAAAACGCAGTAAAACAAATGTTTGGTGCTGATTTGACACTTAATCACCCAAAGGCAAAAAATGTTGGCTTTGAACGAAATACTGATGGTGGAGTAAACGAAGCCAATGTTGGTGTTGTTACAGAAGCAAGTATGAATTATATTGGTGAAGAAGGATATGAAGTAAAGTATTCCGCCCATGTAAACCGTTCCGAATTGTTTGAGGCTTTAGAGTCCGGTCTTTGGTTAAAGGCCGACTATGGAGTAAGTATTGGTGGATATGGTATTCCTATATCCGCAAACGAAAAAGGTATGGTGTTTGATATGGACTTTACATTTGACCACTTGGCTATCGTACACAAACCCGCTTACCAAAGAGCAACAATTGATTCGGCAAATAAACTTGAAGAAAATGCTGAGGCAGTCCAATATGGAAAACCAAAGAAAAACGACCCACGAAAAACTCCCGCTAAACCGGATGAGCGACGAAAAGGCTCAAAGAAAAACCCACCCGGTTCCGCAAAGAAACCCAATAAGTCAATTGTTGTTTCCCCCGCAACAAGAAAAACTATCACCACTAAAATGCAAGAGCATAATAAGAAAGGAAAAGGAAGTAAAGCCTCTATGGGCGCACTTCTTACTGTTTTTCGTCGTGGTGCAGGTGCTTTCTCCACAAGCCATGCCCCTAATATGTCAAGAAACGGTTGGGGAGTCGCAAGAGTCAATGCCTTCCTTTACCTTTTACGGAATGGCCGACCCTCTAACCCCAACTACAAGCAAGACAATGACCTACTACCCAAAGGCCATCCAAGAGCAAAACGAGTTTCAAAGGCAGAAGAAACCTTGATAAGTCAAACCGCTTCTTGGACAGAATACCGAAAGGAGATAACGAATATGTCCGATGAAGAAATTATCAACGAAGAAAACATTTCCGCAAGTGAAATGGAATCACTGCAAGCAGAATTGGTTCTCGCTCGTGCAGAACTTGAAGAAATGAAGGCTCACGAAGCGGCTAAGACAGAAGAAGCACGACTTGGACTCGTTGCATCCGCAACCTCTCTTGGTCTAAAGGGTCACGAAGACCTTTCTTCCGAAACCCTTACCTCCCTTATTGCATCGTGGGAAGCAACCCACCCTGCTGAACCTGTGGTTGAAATGAAGCCTGCTGAACCTGCGGTTGCTTCCGAAACCTCAACCCCTTCCCCTGTGTCCGAAAAGGTTGTAGCAAACTACCTTAACGGCAAGATGGTGGAGACTCCCGAAACACTTTATTCTCAAGCATGGAACGC